AAAAGCGCCAAACACTATGCATTACGCTAGTGTCCCAAACATAGTGTTATACACTCTGTTGTCCTTTGCTTGGCTAGTACTAACACTAGCCATTTTAAATTACGTCATAGATACGTACTACCCAAACCGGTTTCATGGAGTATTTGATTCTATAAGATCATTATTCTATGAATTCCATATGCAGCGCGCGGACTGGCCAGATACACATGCCAGACGCCAACTCGTGAACCAGCCTTACGTTGTAAAGGATACCCCAGATAACGGCAATCCACACAGCGAAAGAGCAAGAAAACGAGCCGCTGCAAACCGGTTTTGCGATGCTTTTTCCTCACACTTCCAACGTAACATTTTCTCCATTTCCTGCTCTGCTAACGAGACAAACACACCAAGACACACGCGATTGCACTACACCGTCAAAGACTTGTCCATGAAACACCAGTCTACAGCCGTTGATCCGAACGACATCTTAAAGATGACAGACGTTGACTATTACGGAGACTCACTTCCTCGCGCCCTCGCGACGGGACTGCCTCTGTTATTATACACGTTCACACCGGAGACCGCTGGCAGCACTTATGGATCATCAGGACACTTCTTCAATCAGGACGGAAGCGTTACCGAATACGTCGATAACGGATCCTACACACATCATCTCTGGAATCTAGAAGATGAAACAGTAGTGGTTCCTTACACCGGCGGGTACCGTCTCTATAAAATCGCCAAACGGCACATATCTACTGATCGTGCCCTAGTGTTGTTTTCTCCAATTGGCACGCTTAAAGGCTTCCTTCCCATTGTGATGCGCATACTCGGTATTGTGCCTCTCGATGGTGTCAAACTTAAGCGCTTCAACCCTATCTCGGGGAAGAGCGTATCATTCATCGTCCGCGGAGCTGGAAAGCCCGAGATGATGACGGTCGGCACTGTCGGGATTCCTCACTCAGCGACTTTTCTATAGAAAAAGTTTCTTTTATGGAAGAACTCTTCTCGGCGTCAGGAATGTCTTTCGGAGCGGCTCAAAACAATGTCAGGACGGTACTAGGACTCGACATTGACACAACCCCACACATAAAGACTTACTTCTCACAGAAGAACGGTAAACCACCGGCCACTTCACACCCAGTGGCAGTCGAATACGTCTGGGAAGCGCCCAAGATCCATGAAAATGTTAATCCATCCATGCGACTAATAGATGGCTTACACTCCATTGGCCCAGCAGTTCCTTGCATCCCAAAGAAATGCAAGACAAACTTGAAAGCCGCATACAATGAGAGAACAGTCAAGGTCAGACCCGATATTTCCACAATATCGCCTTTCGTTTCGTCCTGCATGGACGAGTTTATAGAACGCATGGTCCCAAATCCTCGAGTCGGTTACCCTGTTGACTACTCGGATTGCTTGGAACGCCAACGGAATGTGAAGAAGAAAGACTTCATGGCAGCAATGATGAATGCGCAGATTTTCTCTAACTACAGAGAACTTTATAAGGTGAAACCGTTCATGAAAAGTGAAGCGTACCCCAGTCTCAAAGCACCCCGTGAGATTAGGGACTACGCACCTGAAGAACGCCCCTCCCAAGCTTCATTCCTTTATTCGCTCGAACCACTCATCGCAGAATCGCACTGGTATGCTTTTGGCAGGAACCCTGCACAAACCGAACAAATGGTCTCTAACTACTTATCAGACAAAGACGCCGTAATGGAGAACGATTTTTCCAAATACGACGGAACTATAAGCTACGCGGCCCGCGAACTCGAAATTCGTCTTTTTACAAGGCATTTCCACCCATCCGTCCTTGACGACGCACTACAGGTACACAGCAACCTACACCATCGCCACACAACGACTGGAGACACCACTCAATACGAGAGGTTATCCGGTGGCTTTGATACCTCACTGTTAAATACGACAGTGGCCGCATTTGCTGATTATCTTGCGTTGCGTCGATCTAACCTCAAGCTCCCGGATGGGGCTAGCGGCACGTATAATCTGATAGGAATACATGGAG